AACTTCATATCTACTCTCAGGTTTATATTCTCTAGGAGTGATATCATTCTTGCTTATGTAATCAGAATAGTCATCCATTATTTTTCTAACAGAAACACCTCTAGATTCAAGATTAAAATATTGCATTACAAACTCAATAGCATCACCAGACTTACCGGATGAGAAATCTTTAAATGAATACTGACCCATTTTATTTGGATAAATACAAAATGATGGAGTTTTCTCATTAGAGAATACTGACTTGATTTTAAGATCTTGTCCTGTTAACTTTTCTGTTAAGTTAAGATAGAACTCAAACACCCATTCTCTAGGAACTTGGTTTAAGTCATGTATAACTGCTTTTGTTGAAATCATACCAAAAATTTTAAGAATAAAAAAGGGAGCACTGAGACTCCCTTTCTCAAAAGTTGTTACTTTTAATCTAAGCTGAAGTCTGCAGCATTCTTGCTTGGGATAGATAAATCATCATCAGCACCAAATTCTTTCTTCTCAGTTACTTCAAGTTTTTTAAGGTGTTTAGCCTCATTATACTCAAGAACTTTACCTCCTTCAGCATCACCATAAGCATATTTAGTTCCTTCACCTTTTGGTAAATATAAATCATAGTTAGTATAACCAGTTTTACCCATATACTCTTTACCACCTACACACCATTTAAGATACTTATCTTTGATTGGAGCATTTTCACTGAAGTGTTTAACAAAGTCTTCAATAGTGTCAAACTTGTTATCTTGAGCAATAAACCACTCATCAATACCATATGTATGTGCTAAGTTCTTTAAGAAGATCATGATTGATCTATCTCTCTGAATTTTAATACCAGACTTAGTTTCACCATCAGCAAATGCATACTGAGATGCTTTTAATCTACCAATTTGACCAGCATAGCGTCCTTTACTTTCATCATCTTTGTCAATCATAAAACCTTCAAAGTCATCAATAGCAGGAGTTTCTACATTTAACATCAAGTGATAAGCACCATCTATAAATGTAAACTCTTCTAAGTGAATAGAATTAATTTTTAAAACATGATTACCTGGTGTAATTGTTTTAGGCATCCCTGAGCCTGTTCCCAAATCTGTTGTACTTAAAGCCATCTTTTTTTACTTTTAATTATTAAACTTACTTTTTTATTTTACATATACTTCATCCCAAGAAATCTTTAATGGACCTTCAGAGGAATCTGCTATTACTATTTCTTTATTTCTCAAGTGGTCTGGTCTAGCACCACATGTTACTTCATCTTTTGATTTAAAAGATAAAATAGTTTGAGCTCCTTTGCGATGTAAGTAACCAATAGCATCAGCATTTGCACAAATCAAACTTTTTATTTTACCTGTCAAATCTATATTAGCAGCCATAACAAGCTCACCTTTATCATCAACTTGAGCATCTTTTATATGCCCAGAAAGTATAATATGATCAGCTAAGCTATCAACAAAATCTAAAACTTGAAAGAAAGCTTGTCTTAAATACATATAACCTTGACCCATTGGTAAGTTTAAAATAGTGTCTCCTTCAAAATTTTTTCCTAATGGTGTTTGGCGATAAAGTTTTATTGCTAATGGAATCACCATTTCTTCTAATGCTGTTACAGTATCTATAGTAATATACTTGTAAGGCTTATTAGCTTCTCTAATAGCTTTACCTGTATCCAATAACTCCTGTAAACTAGTAATAGGAACTTTCAATGCTTCAATAAAATCTGCACCATGTTCTAAATCTAAGATTAAATTATTCTCAAGACCAGCATAACAAGTAGTTTTACCTGTTTTTGGTTTTGAATAAATAACCAATCTTTTAGGATTAGCTCTCTGAGCCTTTACCTTTGTAGTTGGAAGTACTATACTCATTACTTACTAATTAAATCATTTAACCATTGCTTGTTACTTACAGGTTTTTTCCACATGATTGCAGCAAAATCCTGAATAGTCATCTCACTCATTAAAGGATCTTTATAAGTTGTAGCTAAACTTTCTTCTACTGTTGCAGGTCTTGTTGATAAACCTTCTGTGAAATCTGGAAAGTCACTATTATTAACTAAAGAATTCTGAAGTCTTGGTAAATCTATATCAAAATCACCAGCTTTTTTCTTTTCTTCAATCTCAGCAAGTCTTTTCTCAAACAAACCATAGCTAAGTGTAGATCCATCAGGATTAACAGCTACTAATTCTTGTAATGGAACTGTGAATAATGAATAGTCAGATCCTGTTGAAGATACACCACTTTTTTTATCATATTCTTCAGAATAGAAAGGATTGTATCTATATCTAAATAATTGTCTGTTTTCATAGAATGGTTTAATATCAACTACAGTTCCTGAATTATCAGTTACATTGTCATAGAACTCTACATAAATGTCTTGTCCTTTTGACAACTCACTTTCAAAGAACTGAACTTGTCTACCATACTTACCTTTTTGAAAAAAGGCTGTTTTAATCAAGAACATAGGATCAGACTCTCCTATTTTCTTAAAAGTTTCTATGTGATTCACATAAAACTCTTTCTCCCTTGTTTTTCTTACTGTTGTTACACTCATACTGTTGAAATTTTTGGTTTAGTTGCTGTTGGGGGTGTTGGTACTTCTATAATCCTCATAGTAGTTCTATCAAGTTTAAAGAAGCTAATCCTAGTAGTACCATTCCTTGATTTAAGGAAATGAAACACTAGAATATCTTCATCCTGAATAATAAATTTCTCAGGACCATATAACCTTAACTTTCTTACAGAAGGTTTATTAATACCCATAACCACATCAGCATGTTGTAGTAAAGCATCAGACCCGTAAATATCAGAATCTAGCACATAATTACCATAAGTACCTTCTTCTTGTCTTTTAGGATCATCTATGTTTCTGTTAAGCTGACTTAATACAATAAATGCTATAGGATATTTCTTTTTCATCATAGTGAGAGCCTCACCTAAGCTTCCTAGCATATCAAATTTGTCTTTCTGTCCCTTACCAACTTTAAATAATGCAGAGTGATCTATTGCAACTAACATATTATTAAAAGTACCATCATCATTTTTGTACTTCTCCATTTCATAATGTATTGTTGCACACATTTCATCCACAGTACATGCATCATAGATAACATTAATTCTATCCATTGCTTGCATTCCTTGGTAATACCTAACGCATTCATCATAGATTCTCTTATCTACAAGTTTTCCGTCCTTACTCATTAATGTGTTGTAATCAGCACTTGTAATCAGACTCAGTTTTCTTACACCGCTAGTTTCATCTACCATCTCCATCTGAAACTTCAAAACTCTAAAATATTGGTCATTATTGTTTGCAATAATATCAGTTATTAACTGCTCCATAAATAAAGTTTTACCAGTTCCAGGTCTGGCACCAACTACGGTTATTGTTCTCCATTCAAGACCATCACAGAAAGCATCATTAAATTTAGGCCAGGCACTCTTTAAGGATTTTAATGTACCTTGTCTCCTGGCTCTAATTTTAAAAATAGCTTTTTCTACGGACTGCCTTTCACTAACAGGTAGCAAAGGTCTTGCTCCATTAAATAAATTTGACATATGTGGATTTTAAAAATTGATCACACTATGTTGTCCCTAAAATAAGTAGGAACTTCATCTGCACCAGATACTACTAGTTCACAATATGTAGCCAGATCTGACTCATAAGACTTATCCAAGTTCTGTTTGCGGATAAAATATTGTGAATTTCTCATGTATTCATACCTTTTAGCTTCATATTCAGATACATATTTTTCAGTTGCCATTAATATTACTTTCCAATCATAATCATAAGTCTCAAAGAACCATTTAAATGCTCCTTCTAAGTTTTTTACATTTACTCTAGCAGGTTTACCTGAATTTAGTTTTTTGTTTGGAAAGATTTCCAAATACTCTAACATCATGTCAATGTAGTTCTCACCCATTAGTTCACTAACTGTTTTTTTCTTAGTTTTCTTAAAGAAACTGTTGATTTCATCGGTAAATATAAGACTTTTTGCTGTTAATACCAAATCATCTGTAAGCCAATCACCAGCTTTTAATCTACTGATTTCTAGATCTTTGTTAACAAATTTATTAGGGACAACCTTTTCTTTTAGACAATGCAATACATAGTATGTATTAGGCATTAGATCCTCTTTTATCAGTCTATTAAATATCTCTACCATTACCAAATAATATCAAAATTATGTAATTCTTTTACAATTTCAGATGTATTGTTGAAAACATTATTACAATCCCAAACTTGTTTAGTGTTATAAACAGCTGATGCAGGATGTGAGCAAAAATACTTGTGACAAGTTTCTCCTACAGTATCTTCCCAATTTTTTGCTTCTTTTCCCATAAAGATGTATACTAAACCAGGATTGTAAAGTTTTAAATAGTCAAATAAATAGTTTAGTAAAGGTTTCCAGATTTCATAATGTTTACCAATCTTACCTAATTGTGTTGTAAGAGCAGTATTAAGCATTAATATACCTTGATTTGACCATCTTGCTAAATCAGGATTGTAACTAACATATTCACCATTATAAACAGTTCTGTTTACTTCTTGTAACATAAACTTTAAACTAGGTTGTATTTGCCCCGGTGTCTTACTCTTACTACAACTAAATGCAATACCATCGGCTGTGTCAATAGATGGATAGGGATCTTGACCTACAATCACAACTTTAAGTTCTTCATATGGACATTCTTTAAATGCTCTGAATACATCTTTGAGAGGTGGTGTAAATCTGTTTCCTGCATTTACTTCTACTACAAGACTATGCAAAATATTATCAAAATCAGAACTATAAATAAATGTTCTTAATACTCTTCCCCAACCAGAAGGTTGTAAATCTTCATAGATTCTGTCTCTTATTTTATCAATTTCTAATTTTTGTTTCATATTTTTA